CTCGAACACAGGCGCAATCGGCGGGAATGCCGCCGGGTCGCCGGGGTCCAGCAATTGCCGCTCAAGCCCCATGTCCGCGAGACGCGCATCGAGGTTGCTGCCGGTCGCCCACCACGCCAGCATCTGCTTGATGCGGGCGTTGTATTTACGCTCGTGAATTTGCAGGCGTACACAAAACGCCTCGAGGGCCAGGGTCAGCAACTCGCTTTCGTTTTCCAGGCTGACCTTGATCTTTGCCGCCGACGCCGGAGCGCGGGCGCCGACGTACTCGACGACAAACGTCTTGAACTCGGCGAGCAAATCCTCGAACGCTTCGACGGTGACGATCGAAGGTTCGGCCAACTGGTTCTGGCCGGGTATCAACATGCTCATGTCACCACCTCGAAGGTCTGTTTGCGGTTTTGCCAGGTGCCGGCGAATCGCAGAACCAGCCCGGCGCCTTGGCGGCCGGCCACAATGACCTGCGGCTGGAAATCATCGATGCCGTTCTGCGGGTTGTAAAACGCCTGTGCCGCGTGGCTCTGGGCAAGCATCAGCAGGTCGTCGCCGAGGTTGCGGCCCAGCAGATCCGGGATCAGCGAGCCATACAGAGGACGCTTCTGCCGGGTGCCCAACGGCGTGGTCAGCGCTCGGGTTGCGCGCTGCACAAACTGCGGCCAGTCGTCGACCGCCGCCCCGGTGTTTCTATCGATTCCGATCATGGGAAACTCTTTATGCGGTACTGATGACGCGTCCCTGGTGATCCACCACCGGGCCGCTCAGGTGCACACCGGAAGCGTCGAGTCGCAAGCCGACCGCGCCCAGTTGCAGTTCGATGGCCTCTGGCGTGATCGCAAGTCTCGCCGGGCCGAGATTCAACTCGAGCGCTTCGCGAGAGCCATTGAACGCCGCCGGGCCGTTCTTCCAGTGCAAGGCATGACGGGCGTCGTCGTAAGCGCTTTCCGTACCGTCCAGATAGAGGCGACGCGTCAGCGAAGCCTGTGTCGAGGCGGGGGGAAACCGATTGCCGTTAAGCCCGAACAACGCCACGGATTGCGCGCCGCCCTCGCCGCCTCCATGGTTCAGCAACAGGCATTGCTCACCGACCGAGGGGATACGCGACTCGCTTTGCGCCCCGGCGCTGGGGTTGAAAAAACGGATGGCCGGCGTGAGCAATTCGCCGTGACTGACCCGGCAGGTGTTGCTGGCCGCGTCGACTTCCTGGCACACGCCGATACGACACAGGCTGTCGGTTCGCCGGTGCACGCCTTCAAGTTCGGCCTCCATCTCGGCCAGACGCTCAATGATCGGGCCGAGCTGCTGACGTAAAAGCGCATCGAACATGGCTCAGTCCTCAAGTGCGGTGTATTGGTCCGGGTCGTCGATGTTCGAGACTTCCCAGGTTTTGGCGAATTTCGGGATGCCCAGCGGGTCGTCCAGCAGCAATGCGCCGAGGTAAATCGTCTGGGTGAAGGAAAGGGTCCAGGCGAGGTACTCCTGCGAACCGCTGATAAGCGTCGAGGGCAAGGCATCGATGTTCATGGGCAGATCGCATTGGCTACCCGGCAGACCCCAGCGGTTATCCGTCACCCATCCCTTGAGTACGGCGGCCAGATCGCAAGTGGCCAACCCAGGGTTATCCAGCGTCGGCGGCACGATGATTTGCAGCGACATCGTCAAAACATGAGCGATGCGCCCGTCATGGGCGCGGACACCGGGGGCATTGCGTTCGATGGCGATCAGGACCCACGCCTGATCGAACGTGCCGTCGAAGTCCTGACGACCTCCGACCTTCAAACCCGGGCCAACCGCACGCAGCGCGTCGGCAATGGCAAAAAACAGACGCGACGGCTTATCGATGTCGGGAGACATAAGGGGCTTCCAGTTCAAATTTCGATGTGTCCAGCTGCGGGGGTTCATGCAGCGGATCGGGGTTGCCAGAACGGCAATGGGCCTGGATTTATTGATCCGGACGGGAATCACGCGGTGGCACTTCACACACGCCGATCCGCTTGGCCGCCCAGCGCTCATAAAGGCCAATGGCGACATCGGCGCCGGCCATCGCCGTGAGGCAACCGAACGCGCCGGCCACCCAGATCGACAGGCCGGCGGCGTACAGCAGCATGATGGCCGACACCCCGCAAATCATGCAGGCCCCGGACCGCAGGGCCAGACGCCGCAGCAATGACCAGCCGCGAGCGCCCTCCTTGTCGGCACGCCACATTTCGCCAGACACCCCGCCCATCAAGGCGAGCACGATGACCAGCCAGATCGGCATGTCCAGCAACGCTTGTTGCTCGTTTGTCATGTCTCGCCTCCTGGGGATCGATGAGATGCGCCTCTCGGAAATGAGCCGCCTGGTTTTGATCGACGAAGAACTACAGCTTTTCAACGATCACGTTGTCGATGAAAGCGAAGTTGACGTACGGGTTCTGCTCGTTGGAAAAGGCCAGGGTTGTTTGATTCGTGGTAGCTGTGAAGTCATACGTCACAGTGCTCCACTCGACGACGCCACCCTTGGCCGTCGGTGTGTTGAAGAGCGCGGTCTGACCGGCCACTTTCACTTGTACGACACCATCACCGGATCGGTTGGCGTACAGCGAATTGCCCATGCTGAAAGTCAATCGGTACTTGGCCCCTGGCACGGTGGCAAAGTTCTGCTGAATCCCGCCGCCATTGCTGTAAACGTTGTTAGCCAGATCGACGATCACTGCGCCTTCCGCTGCCGCAGATCCAGGGATCGAAGCGCGCAGGTTGAAATACTCGGCACCCGACAGAAAGGTCGTCCAGCCCGTGATGAAGTTGGCTTTCGTGGTCGTGTCCAGCACACAGCTGTCGCTGCAGCCAGGTTGTTCAAAACTGCCGTTGACCAGAAGGTTCGCCGCAGTAGCGCTACCGGCAGCACCGACAAGAGCCAGCATCAGCGGGGCAATGATTTTCTTGAGTCCGTTCATGGTTTTACCTATTGAGTGGAATGTCTTGATTGCGCAACGGTTGCTGCACAGTCGATCCCCAATGCGGGGTTGATATACCTGACGTGAGGCAGGCATTCCAAAAAGCCCGGTCACCCAGGCTTTTCAGTAATGCGATCCTTCGCGTTGACCTTTCGGCGCTACTGGCGCGGTACGGGCCCATTCAGATTGTTTTTCCGACCGCGGTCCCTGCCCGCCGGATAACTGCTTCTGGTGCTTTACGCTGCACACCCGGGTCAGTTGCCAACCCTCTGAACCGTTGAGGCCGGTTCATCGCTGCCTTTGTGGTGGAACTAAAGAACTTCGTTTCGAGCTGCTTTGTTGAGCGGCTTGAGACAAAGAATATGCATGTATGCATATACAGTCAATGCATAAATGCATTTCTTTATGCACAACAAATGCATTGACGCATGAAAGCCCCACAGACAAAGGTGCTGACGGATTTCAGCGGACGAAAAAAAACCCGCACGATGACGGGTTTTATCTGACAGCAATGAGGTTAGCGGGCGTACATGCCCCACCAGAAGACGTGACCGAGAATGACAATCTGCTCTTCCTGGATTTCCTGGAAGGTGTAGTCCTCGTCCGGATGTTCATCGCGATTGAAGCTGCGCAGGCGAATCCCCGTCGGCAGGCGATAAAGCTGTTTTACTCGGAGCTGACCGTTATGGTTGATGGCATAAAGGTCGCCATCGACGATATCGCCGATCCCGCATTTGCCGGCATTGACCCCCACAGTGGCGCCGTCGCGCAGTACTGGCAACATGCTGTTGCCGCGCACCGTCACGCATTTGGCCTGGTCGAACTGCACACCGTTGTGGCGCAAGCTGCGCTTGCCGAAGCGCAGGCTAGAGCGCTCGCTTTCTTCGATGACGAATCTTCCTGATCCAGCAGCCAATTCAACCTCGCGAAGAAAGGGGACCGACACCTCGTCGTCATCGACAGGCGTATCGTCGTCCCACAGGCTTATGTCCTTGAGTTCGGAATGCAATTCATCGCGACCGGAATTGGCGGCGGGCGCGACATCCGCGCGGCCACGCAACTGATCGGTGCTCACGGCGAAGTACTCGGCGATCTTCGATATGTGCTTATCCGAAGGATCGACAATCTTCCCGCTGAGGATCCGCGAGAGAGTGGATTGAGGCACGCCGGTGCGACGGTGAAGCTCCGTGGGGGAGATCCCGTGCTGATCGAGCAGCGCTCTTAAGACGGAAGAAACATTGCGTTTTTGCATAACGCGCATAGTGCTTGATCTTTTTTACAGAGGCAAATGCATAATTGCATAATTCGTGCATAGACAGCAGAAATGTATCCCGCGGCTTTCATGCCTGCGTCGGGTGGACCGCCCATGTTAACCTTGCGCCCATCGCGGAAAAGCCGGGCCGATGTCCCTCCTTTGCCCTACACCTTTCAACGAATTTGCCTGATTATCCGATGAATAAACCACTCTCCGATCTGTCCTCTCACACGCCGATGATGCAGCAGTACTGGCGCCTGAAGAACCAGCACCCTGACCAGTTGATGTTCTACCGCATGGGCGACTTCTACGAGATCTTCTACGAAGACGCGAAGAAGGCGGCCAAGTTGCTCGACATCACTCTGACCGCGCGCGGACAGTCGGCTGGGCAGGCGATTCCG